CTTGACGAAACACCAAAAAGACCCTCTTGCGATGTCCGGCCTACGGCGTACCAGGAGCGGGAAGCCGCGTTTGAAGAAAAGGCAACGAACGCTGGGGACAGACCGCCAGAAATGGTGACGACCTGAGTGCCAGTGAAGCTATTCGTGCCGAGAATCGCGATGTTCGATAGCGGCGTCACGCCACCGGCTACTGTCGTGCCGACCAGCTGCGCCGCGGCGTTGTTGAACGGGATGCCGAACGCGCCGTCGATCTTGACCAGCGAATCCTGTCCGGTGAGTCCGATCGCGACGAGCTTGATGTTCGACGCGGCGTTGATCAGCGGGTTTGCGCCAAGGATCGCCATCAGGTCGTCCTCAAGTAGATGGTGCCGTCGGCGGTCGACGTGTAGTAGTTACCGGCACCCACCGGGGGCTGCTCGTAGGCGAAGTCGGGAATGACTGGCGGCGTCGGTGCCGGATCGCCAGGATTCTGGCTCTGCAGGAACTTGCGCCCGTTCGGGAACAAGTACACTTCTGCAGGATCGCGCCACTTCGGGTCGAGGCTCGCCACGATGGTCCGCATGTCGATCGATTTCGATTGGACCGGCGGCGTGGTTGGCTGATAGGCCATGAGTGTCTCCCGTCCGCGCCTTATACCACATCCGGCTCGAGGCTGAGTTCCTCGTCCATGACCTTGACCGGCACGGCCATCGTGAAGGTAACCGCGAGCGCGTCGCCGTCGTCGGGACTCAATCCGCCGCGGGCCGCGATTTCCTGCTTGCTTTCCAGTTTCAGCCGCTCAGTGCGCCGATCGTATCCGTAGCCGGGACACTCGAGTGCGGTGCGCAGTTCGTTGTCGTCGGGGATCACGCCCTCGTCGCGCAGCCAGTCGCGCATCCGCGACCAGATTTCCGCGCGCCGGTTCACGTACTTTTTCAGCAGGTCAGCCTTCGCGCCGAACTGGACCTCGATGATGATGTGGCCCAACTGGCGCAGCCGGTCGATCACACCCGCGCCGTAGCCGCCTGAGCCGTCGACGAACACGACGTCGGGCGCGTGCGCGCGGATCACCTCGGCCACCATGCTGGCGACCTTCATCGTGTCGGGGATGCGCCAGCGGTACACCGTCGGCAGCAGGTAGCGGCCCTTGCGCAGGCGCACGACCGTCTGGTCCTGGCCCTGCCTGGCCACGTCGACGCCCATCAGCAGCGGCACGCTGCGCGGAATCGTCAGCGGGTCGAACTCCTTGCCGCGGCGGATCGCCTCGGTGATCAGGCCCGACGAGATGAACGACAGCGAGCCGTGCAGCGGGAACAGACCCAGCACGCGCACCCGCACGTAGTCCGAATCGATGCCCCAGTCGTCGATCCACTGCTCGAGCAACTCCTTGTTCGCTTTCTTGGAATCGCGGCTGTCGACGTGCATCGTTGTCCAGCGATGCGCGTGCGAGCCGAAACATTCCGCAAATCGACCGTCCGGTTGCGTCGGGTTTCCAAATGCCAAAAGTATACCGCGCGTGGTGAACGCGCCCTCGGACACGTCCCAGATCGGGTCGGCAATCGTCGACGCCTCGTCGAACTGGAACATGACGATGTCTTCATGCACGCCCGCGAACGACTGCGCGTTGTGCTCCGACCAGGCCATCGCCTCGGCATACCAGGTCTCTGGCTTCCACACGCAAGTATACTTTGTCTGCGTCCACTCAAACTGCCACTTGTTCGCGGCGAACTCATGCCACTTCGCCACCTCGCGCCAAGTGCCTGACTTCAACTGCGGCATCGTGCCTGCCGTCGTACGTGCCTTGTTCCTAATAAAGCAAGTCTGGAACCAGTGCGTGACCCAGGCCATCAGCGTAGACTTGCCGCTGCCGTGGCCGCTGGCGATGGCGATGCGAATGGTCTGAACACCGGCACGAAGCTGCTTGCCCAATTCATCCAGCACAATCGCCTGCCAGACATCCGGCCCCTCCTCGCCCTCCAGCGGCCCCGGCATCCCCCACGGGTAGACCGCGCACACGAATCCCAGCGGATCCATCTGGAATTGGCCGCAGAAGTCGTACCAGGCGATGAACTCGTCTTCGGTGCGCGGCTCAGGCCAATAGCTCGAGGTCACGGGCGCGGCGAACCGATCGAAATCGTCTTGCAGTTCTTGCACTGGTACACGCCGAAGTGTTCGCCTGCGATCGGATCTTCGCCTTCCCACATCGTGGGATACATGCAGTTGAACACATGCAGCCAGCGACACTGGCGGAACAGACAGAGCCAGCGCATCACGGTTCCTCGGGCGGCGTGTCGAATCCGGTCGGCGGCTCGACCGGCTTTTCGATCGGCGCATGCTCGATCAGCGTCTGAGCCTTGGCCGACCGCTGCATCTGGCCGACCGTCTTGCTGTCGACAAGCGTGGCCCGCAGCGCGTCGGCGCGCTTGACCGCACGGTTCTGCGCGACCGTGATCACGTTGATGATCGTCTCGGAGTTCATCACGTTCTGGGTGTTGGGCTGCACCAACTGCTGGATCCGAGCGAGTAGCTCGAGCGCCTGGGACTTCGGCTCGAGCTCGATCTCGCGCTTGACGACCGCGCCGTCCTTGAGCGTCTCGCGGTACTTGCGGATCAACCGGCGCTTCTCGGGCGGCAGGCGCTCCTTGATCTGCGCCAGCGTCATGAAACTGCCGCGATTGGGCAGCGGCTTGCCCTCCTCGTCGAGCTCAATCGTGTCGTCGACGTAGTCGGTCAGGTCCGCGTCGATCGTCTGGATCAGGCGCTTGAGCGCAAAGGCGCGCTCGACTCCCGCGGCGATCAGCGCGGGCGCGGCCAGGCGCTGGATCAGCTTGCTGACCTCGGGCCGGGTCATCAGGTTCGCGCCGCGCGCGTGGTGCCTCGGCTCGACCGCTTCGCCCGGGTCGTACACGTCGCGGAAAGCGACCCCGACGTCTACCGTTTCCAGCACCCGCTTGGCGAACGCCCACTCACGCAGCTGCGTCTGGGTCGTCGGTGCCTCAAGCTCCGGTAACGCCTCGCTCATAGTCGACCGAGCAGCGCCAGGACCAGGACGATGACCAGGATCAACACCAGCACGCCCGCCGGGGTGTAGCCGTAGGAGTGCAGGCCCACCGCCGGCAGCGCGCCGATCAGCAGCAGGATCAGGATCACGATCAGGATGATCGACAGGACGTTCATGTCAGTGGCTGAGAACCTGCAGCACCTCGCGCACGTTCAGCAGGAAGGCCAGCAGCCCCGCGCCGAACATGATCTCACCCACGCGCACCAGTTTCGGATTGCCCGCCAAGGCGTACATCAGCAGGCCGATAATCGCTACCAACAGGCTCAGTGCAATGATCATTGCCCTTCTCCTCGTTTGCCGCCGTGAAGTATCTCAAACTCGCGCAGCCGCTGCTGTTCCTCGAGCGCCACCACGCGCTCGCGCAAGTGGCCGGCCTCTTCCGACCGCACCTTGATCACCTCGCGCGCGTCGCTGATCTGGCCGTCGAGCCGCTCAACGTGCTCGCGCAGCGGCTGAATCGCCGTCGCCCACAACGCCAGCAGCGCCACCGTGATCGTGGCGATCGTGGTCGCAATGGCGTCGAACCGCGTCGTCGCCATTCATCCCTCTCATTGCGTCATCACGAACCAGGGCGAACACAACGTCGACGAGTCGCATGACGATACGCTCAGGTCATAGGGATTGCTTGGCAAATTCGCCGTCGGCAGAAAACTCAGGTAGTAGGTCGCTCCCGGCTTGAGCGTGCAAGTGCTCACCGCCTGGTTGACCGCCACCACCGTCCGCAGCCCGCTGCTCGACCTGTTCTGATTCATCCGGCAGTAGGCAGGGATTTGCGATCCCACCTGACCGAAATCGCCGGGGCACACACTGATCGTGGCAGAAGCGTTGGAGTTGATCCCCGAACCGGACCAGCCCCACGTCACCCGCGACCCCACCGCGCTGGCCGGAACCACGAACTTCTCGGTGAAGTACATGTACGGCGATGCGCCCGTCGGCTGAGTCGTCAGACCGGAGTTGCCAGGCCATGACGGCGTGTTCCCCGGATAAGTCCACATCGCGTTGTAGTCGGCAGCATTGACGACCGGACTGACCGTGCCGTCACCCCACCTGACCCGCGACTGCAGCACCGGTCGCCAGTTCTTCCCCGCCGTCGGCGTCGGCAAAGGCTTCAGGCCCGAACAATCCCCGGGCGGCGGGGGGGGGGGGGGGGGGCAAGTCCGCGCCGCCCGACA